TTCATATAATATTCTACAGGCGCTCTGCATCCAGGATTAAATACTTTATGTGAATATTCTTGATATGGAATAGATGGAACTTCCGTACGTAATGGTTCTTCCGCCGATAATCCGAGTGTGTATTTTGTAGAAGTAGGACGAAAATCGTACAAGGGTTTTAAGGGAGTAGACGGAAGATATCTTTTTTCTAAACGATGGTTCAACTCATCTTCATAGTCCATTAATATAGAATAGAGATAATTCTATATTCCTAATTGTATTTCTATTTAAAGTATACATCTATAATGTATTATGTGTGGAATCACTGCTTTTTTTGGAGACCATACGGTAGCGAATCTTGATACCTATTTTAAACGAGGTTCTAAAAGAGGTCCTGAACATTATACCTATGAATGTAATCAGGATGTACATCTTGGGTTTCATCGTCTTGCTATCAATGGTCTGACACGAGAATCTTCTCAACCATTACATTATAAACATTATGTAATGGTATGTAATGGTGAAATTTATAATTACAAAGAACTGATTGAACGTTTTCAGTTTACAATGAATACTCAAAGTGACTGTGAAGTCATTCTGAAATTATATGATTTGTTAAAAGAGAAGTGTATGGATGAATTAGATGGTGAATTTGCCTTCGTGATACATGATTTATCGAACAATCATATTTTTGCGGCACGTGACCCTTATGGTGTACGTCCATTGTATATCAATGAAGTACAAAACTCTTTTTGTCTATCCTCTGATTTATCTCCTATGAAATTTTTACCAATGTTAGAAGTGAAACATTTTCCTCCCGGTCATTATTCTATATTTACTCCTAATTTTTGGGGATATACAGAGAATTTGGTTCGTTACCATAGGATAGGTACACCAGCCATTTCTATGATGAATCATGTCATTCATTCAAGTGTACCTCTTATATGGAAGTCTATGGGAGATACTTCGCCTCTCTGGTTTGTCTATGCGTCTCTTTATACAGCTGTCCGCAAACGTGTGTTGAATACAGAACGACCTGTAGCATGTCTCTTGTCAGGTGGATTAGACAGTAGCCTTGTGGCGGCTATTTCTGCAAGAATATGCAAACAAGAAGGAAAACGATTAGAAACCTACAGTATTGGATTGCCTGGTTCAGAGGACTTGAAGTTTTCTTCTAAAGTAGCTGAACATATTGGAAGTAAACATACTCAATTGGTTTGTACAGAAGATACTTTCTTTGATTCTATTCCTCATGTCATCCGAGACATTGAGAGTTATGATACAACTACCGTACGAGCAAGCGTAGGAAACTGGAATATAGGAAAATATATACGCGAGAATAGTGATGCAAAAGTTGTACTCAATGGAGATGGAGCAGATGAAGTCATGGGAGGGTATCTCTATTTCCATGCGTGCCCGGATGAAACACAATTTGATACAGAATGTCGTAGATTAATAGATAACATTCACATGTTTGATGTGCTTCGTAGTGACAAGTCAATTGCATCTCATGGCTTGGAACCAAGAACACCTTATTTAGACAAAGATTTTGTGGATGCTTATCTTGCATTGCCTGCAAGCATCCGATATCACAAAGGGTATATAGAAAAACATGTGATTCGTTCTATCATAGAATGGATGGACCCCGCTTTACTCCCTCCTGACATTTTATTTCGCAAGAAAGAGGCTTTTAGCGATGGAGTGAGTAGTATGGAAAAGTCATGGTATCAGACCATCCAAGAACGAATCCCCTCTAACGTTACCTCTACCCATTATGACTTCAATGTACCTACCACTGATGAACAAAGATATTACAGAGACTTATTTTGTACATATCATAAAGATTGTGACCATCTCATACCGTATTTTTGGATGCCTCGTTTTGTAAAAGCAACCGATGCAAGTGCACGTACTTTATCTCAATACAAAGAGACGAATGCGTTGGACAAGTAGACGACTTATCTGTTGTTGATTATTTTTATTGAGATATCTTTTTTTATAAATGTATTTCGGTATCTCTTTTTTAATACGCTCTACAATGACGACTTGTTTAATCAAATGGACATAGCCTTCGCATTTAATATAACAAATATTGCTTTTATTCATGAGGGGGTGCATTTTATCGTCTACAAAACAGATGACAGAATTTTCGTGTAACAGTCCTTGTCCTATGTATAAGAGGTCGTCATAATCTTTCTGTTTGTTTTTTCGTAGTGGATGGTCCATGGTGATGATTTTATCAAATAATGGATATTCTATAACTTCGTGAATATAATCAATGACTGTTTTTACAAAAGACTCATTTTTGTTATTGCTATAGAGTAAAATACTTTTTACTTTTCCTGATTTTTTATACAGAACAAGTGATTTTAGAAAATCTATCAATAAAGGACGAAAACATTCAGGAAAGAAAGACAATACTTGATGACATGTAAATTCCCCGTGATGCATGATGTGAATGATTTGTTCAAAGAATCCTAACGTATGGTCTAAATCAAAAATAATATTCTTTTCGGTCATAAAGATTTTAACACTATAGTATAATTATATTTTATGTTAAGTATAAACGATTGTAGAGATATATTAAACTATTATCATATACCTCCGCAATCCAGTATCCGAAAATTAAAAGACGTCTCCATCTCACTCTTTCAATCCAGAATGTGTAAAAGCAATATCCCTTTCTTGTACCTCTTTAAAAGACAGTCTAAAAATTTTAGACTAACCCGTAAACAAAAGTTAACGTTTTATCTGGTCTAAAATTTGTATCAGAATCTTTTCTTGGTTTGTATTTTTCTGAAAAAGAATACATTCGTTTAATTTTAACTTGAAGAACCTGTTTCTATTCTTAAAAAGTAAAACAATCTCTTGATTGCTCATTTGAATATCTACCAAGAAGCCTCCTTGACCTAAATCCAATGTTTCCGCAGTTAAGCGAAAGAAGCGTATATAACTACCTATTCTCAGTTCATCTACTTCATCCACATATCTATATTCTCGTAATAATGTTTGGTAATGATTCATCTCTTCTTTATCCAGTACTACCTTTCGTAAGATGTGTTTTTTTCGTTCTTGTATCGTCATTGAATCCGTAATATGATATTGATTCATTTCATCAATCATTTTGTCCATTTCATTCTCCATGCTTACGATTAGAACTATCTATTTAGATACGTTGTCCATTTAATAATTCAAAAAGGAACATCCCATTTCATTTGAAGCCATAGGTTCGCCCATTCCGATACCATAATTCGTATTCATCTCTGGTAATTCTCTAGATTCTAAGGAAGTATTCATCGGCTTTTGTTGCAACTGTGGTGGAGGCATCATGGGCATCATAGGCATACTTGACATAGGCATTTCAGGAGTGCTGCACTGTTTTTTTTTGTTTGGTTTGTTTGTTTTGTTGGGCTTTTTCTTGTCGTCTTCGTCGTCCTCGTCCATACCTTCTTTCCGGATACCTATAAGAATTAAAAAACGGTCTAATAGGATTGACATTTTTTCAGATAATGTACTTTTCATACAAAGCAACAGAAAAAGTACGGGCAACACCATTTGAACCATATTTATTTTTTCATAAGGACTTTTACTGTAGGTGGGAATATAGAGAACCACTTTGTGAATCAACCAAAACACGACGAAAATAAGAAAAAGTTGAATGAGTACCTCTGTAGCAATTTCAATGGTAGATTTAGAGGGATTTTCTGGTGGAATATAGTCCTTCATTAATTTTAGAAATAATACCAAAGGTATAATGACGAGGAGGATATATTGAAACACGTTTAAGAGTTCATTTTTTTCTACCGTCGTAATTGTAGTTAAATAACTAATAAAGGAACCTGATTTACCTCCTGTCATAAGTTTATCTTCTTGTAAATCCATAATATAAATACGAAAGAAATTAAATCCGTAAATAACTTAAAACAAAACTGTTTGAAGATAGTATAATGAGTGGAGCATCCGCTTTAGCTGCTGCTAAAAGAAGACGAGCTGTACCTACAGAACCCGTACGTCCATCCAATTCTAAGGTAAATCAACCCGTCCAGTCACAGTCACAGTCACAATCACAGTCCTCTACGATTAACCAGGTCCAAGTCCCTATTGCTGCTCAAAATCCATTGGCGTTGTTGTTGCAACATGAACAGAAGTTGAATGATTTAGAGAAAAATATGACTCAATTAAAGATATCGGATAAAAAGTCGGAGATATTGACTCCCGATACATTGCAGTATTTTAAAACTCAACATGAACTCATGTCTCAAGAACTACAAGAATTGAAGAAAGTCCTTATTAAAGTACAAAGTTTTTCTATGGAGACCAATCTAGATGTGCTAAAATTGAAACAGTCCATAAAGGTTATTGATTCAAATGTCCCTACCGAAAATGTAGCGGTATAATATGGTATGCTCATTTGTTGAACCAGAAAAAATAAAAGAATGGATAGAAATCTGTAAACTCATGAAAACTTTAGACAAAATGGTTTGTTTCAAGTTTACTACCACTGAGCTAACGATACAGATGATACATCCTTCTAAACGTAGTGTATTGGATATGAATTTTCCGAAAGACTGGTTCCATCAATATGATTGGACAAACACCGAGTTTTATATTTCTACTAAATCTTTATATACGATATTTTCACTTTATTCAGGTGAAAATATGATGTCTATGGAGTCAGAAAATAAATTTATGAATATCAAATTTTTTCACGAGAATCACACGAAAAACTTTTCTATTCCTTTGGATGTACACCTCCATAAACAGGTCTTGGTTGAAGAAGAAAAGGGTATACAAATTTCTATAGATTCTCTCTATTTTCATTCTCTGTGTGAAGAGTTGTATAAGTTTGGAGATATCTTAGTGTTCCATATTAGGAAAGATTTTTTCCATATGGTCTCTTATGGAAATGAAAAAATGGTGATAGAAATAAATCCTACTAAAATTGAAGTACTGTCAGAAGGTGAATATGACCAATCTTATCCACTTATTTATTTGTTGTTATTTTTGAAATTTTCGGTATTGTATCCGAAAGTCATTATTAACATTCATAAAAATCTTCATATTTCAGTCACCAAAGGATATACGTTGAACTATTTTTTAGCCCATTCTAAATCGTAAAAGTAGAAGAATAAAAAAAAGGGTCCATGTTAATGTTTAAAATAGTGATTGTCTTTATTCTTCTTGCTTTGTATGCACATCTTTATTTACATTTTATAGTGAATCCAAATAACGAATGTACTATTTTAGAGGATATAAATAAAGAAGACATTACCAATCTTGTTTATGTTAAACAACCCTTTCTTTTGGATGCTTCTCTTTTACGAACGGAATTGAATCTAAAAGATAAAGATAAAGATATCCCTAACTGTTCCAATCCTTATGGAGAGGTGTATGATATCTCCTATGTGAGTGTACCGATTTTAGAACCCTGTGTTCGGTTTTCAACTAAGAGACAAGTGATGCATTTCATAAAAAAAAGGAAATGTTTGGATACGAATCACTCCTGCCGTACTTTTTATCGTTTTCATAAAGGAACCTTTCAAGTCAGTTGTATCCATCCAAAATATAAGGAACTTGTCTCCGACAAAAAACAGTTGAAGGAGCATCCGCATATGATTCGTCTAACATTACATCAAGATAGTGTTCTTTTTTTGCCTTGTTATTGGTATGTACATATCGTACCATTAGAAAAAGATAGCATGGTAGATAAGATACAGTATTTTACTCCACTCAATCAATTGGCAAATGCAATAAGTAAGATTACCCAATAAATAGACGAGGTCTTTTGTATAGATGTTCAATGAACGTAGTCCATTTTATTTAATAGGAACTATTTTTTTATTTACGGCGATTGTATTGAGTCTTGTCTCTACATTTCATATCCAAAACAACGGGGCCGATTTTTTTCCAAAGGGAGGCTATTATCATGGTAAATATATCATTGATGGGACATTCGTGGACAAATTATGTTGGTATTTCTCTCAACTCACCCATCATACTCTGTTTTTATTATTTACCTATTTTTTCATGGCTCTTATCAACATAAGGTCTGTCAAGTTTTTCAAGATTGTAGCACCTTTGGCTCTCACCATCAGTGTGTTGTATTTTTATTTTCTCTATCCAAAACAATCCTTAAAAATACATCAACTATCCTTCACCAGTTTTTTTTCTCATTTTATGATTATTTTTCTCGTCTTTGGCGAATTGATTTATATCAAGGAGTATACATTCCAAGAGACCACCAATTGTCTCGTTTTTATCATTACAGCTCTATTGTGTGTGTATATAAATTATTGTTTACGTGGAGTATGGAGCTATAATATGATTCGTTTAGATAGTTATACCGGGTGGAGAATGGTATCTGTTGCTGTCATCATGATGTATTTATTTAGTCTTATGTTTTATTTATTCAAATATGATGGTACAAACAGAGTATCTTGGAAAGATTCCGGATATTTCATGACGTGTATTGCTCAGTTGATTTTTGCATTAGGATTTACTTCTATCCATGCTTAGAATTGAATATCTTAAAATATACACTACTATATATAATGTCTCGTTCCAATTCTAGAAGAACTGCAAGAACAAATCCTTTACGTAGCTCTGCCCGGTATAATGTCAACACTCAACTCGTAGCAGCATTGGAAGAAAGTAAGAAAATGGCGAAAGAGGAAAAAAAACATAGCATACGAGAAAAAATAGCCTTACATAGGGCAGTAGAACAAAGTAAAAAAAACAAAGAACTACAAAACAGTGAAGAGTTAGCCAAAAATTTACAAGCAGTTGAGGAACAAGAGTATCGTAATCAGTTACAAAGAGAACAGAATAATTTTAAACTAGCAAGGTCACTTCAGAAGGGTAATTCTGTAAAAAAAAATGCGGACCTTGCTAAGCGATTACAACTCAAATATAATATACAACATGCAAAGAGATTAGCTGCGAAACAATCAAAAAGAACACCTGTTTCCGAAGAAGAGTCCAAAGAAAGTGAACCACCTCCACCAAGATATGTCGCGAATCCAATACCTTTCCGTCTGAAACGGACCAGGTCTAAAAGTATTGCTATACCTAAGGTCTTGTCAAAGTCATTGTCAAGGTCCAGGTCAAGACCAACAACAAAATCAAAATCAAAAACAGTAAAATGGTGGCCATTTTAAGGAATAAATGCATAGAAAGTAGAAAAAAAACTGATAAGGTGTAGACAGCCGTGACAGAAAAGGTGTTCATTGCAACACCATTCTTTCATCGCAAAATAATGACTAACGCAAAAAGAAAGTACCAGAGCAAGTATACATACTAAAAAACTTAATTTGAACTTGTAGAAGATTACGTATGACACAAAACAAACGATTGTACTTTTCGCAACAAGTGCATCTATTTTATGAATGATAGAACCTTTGATTGGATTGTTCCAAAACAATTGTGAACATATCATCACCAAAAGAAGAAGAAATGCTAATAGATATTCTATAGGATGTAGTTTCTTACGACTCATGTTGTATAGGAAATAGTAAAGGGTGAAAAATAATAATTGAATCGTAAAACGAAGATAGTGATGGTTTGTATTCATATTAACATGTCTATATTGTATGTACGTAAAGTTGACGAACTTATTTCTGTAAAATTGAATAGTGTGTTATATCTTATTCTATTTTAAAGATGTCTCAACTCATGACCGTATCGGTCTATCGGCCAGAATACAATCCCGAGACAAAACAATACGAAGACTATAATCCAATTCCTGCGCGGGTGAAAGGGTTCCACTATCGTTGTTTGTGTACACATGTCCATAAAACATTTACTAAATCTTCTGAATTTACCCTCCATTTTAAGTCAAAATCACATCGCGATTATGTGAGTCATTACGAAATCAATACGAAAGATTTGACAGATGCCCATGAACGGATTAAACAACTTCAAATCAAGTTAGAATTGAAACATCATGAAGTGTTACGTTTAGAACGAGCCTTGCATTTATCCAAATCCGTATAACTGGATACGCAACTATCATTCACAAGTATGATAATTTCAAATGAATATAAAAAAAGAATTAGACTAAAGATAGATGGCACAGGTACTAGAAAGTCTTCTTCATTCTTCTACACCTATTCGTGTAGAAAAGAACCATATTTATTTTTATGCCGAAGTAGACCGTGATACAATACGCGAGCTCATTGAAGGAATTCGTACCGCTGAGGAATTTTGTCTCAAGACAAAACGTCAAATGAATTTGAAAAAGGTGCCTATCTATTTGCATATCAACTCCTATGGTGGATGTATTTTTTCTGCGTTGAATGCGATTGACTATATTGAAGCATGTAGCGTCCCTGTGTATACCATTATTGAAGGTTCTACAGCATCTGCCGGAACACTCATTAGTGTTTGTGGAAAAAAAAGATTCATTCGTCCAAATGCACACATGTTAATTCATCAGTTGTCTTCGGAATGTTGGGGAAAGATGAGTGAAATTGAAGACGAGGTTTCTAATTTGAAAGCCATTATGGTAAAGCTCAAGAATATTTACAAGGAACATACCACCATTCCAAAGAACGAACTAAAACGACTTTTGAAACACGACCTTTGGTTGAATTCAGAACAATGCTTGGAATATGGATTGGTAGATGAAGTATGGACAAATTAATAATTGATTGAAAACAATAATATATATCTATTGATAAAAATGGAACCCATTCCATGCGTATTAGATACCCGCCAGACCTTTGGTAAATGCAAGCATAAATTCTTGTATCGTTGTTATCCAGATGATCAATCCGAGCCTATACTTGTTCCCTATGAAATACCTCATCATTTTCAAAAAAAACGTAGTTCTTATTATGTATTGGTTTCAGATGGAAAACTGATACATAACATAGGAGAAGTAGATGTACCTTCTCACTATTACGAATACTTATTGCATTGTAAAAAGCTAAATGTGTCTCAGCGTAATTTCAATCAAGTTGTGTTGTCTAAATTAGCATCGTTTACATTGGATGCCTTACCTTTTCGTAATGCAAAAGTATTTACGATTGATGGAGAAAGTAGTATTGATTTGGACGATGGATTTAGCATAGATGACGAAAAAGTATCCATCTACATCTCCTGTGTGCCGTATGTGATTAACCAGCTAGGTGTTTGGGAATACATGTCTTCGCGTATCAGTACAATCTATTTTCCAGACAAGAGGCATACGATGTTACCTGGATTTCTGTCTACCTTATGTTCACTCAACGAAGGTACCGTTCGTGCATGTTTGGTATTGGACCTATTCAAGGATGGAACCAACAAGTGGTCTATTTGTTCTGTCAAGATTCATAAAAATTATACCTATGAAAATGTAAATGGACCCGACTACGAAGCCTTGTTAAAAGAAAGTGGTGTGAGCGATAGTCATCAAGTGGTACATAACTACATGACTGTGTTCAATACCACGGCTGGGTCTATCTTGGACAAAGGTATCTATTTGAAGATACATACACCTGACAATTTGCCGGCGGAATGGCTGCCTGTTTATTTCAATCAGTATTCGTATTACGATACTACAGGTAGCTATGCTCAAACGACGTCTCCCATACGACGGCTGGTGGATATTCTCAACATGATGCAACTGACGAGGCATTTAGGTATCTGTGATTATTACGACAACGGATTTCATGACCATTGGTATTCTAAACTAGAGAGTATCAATACAACCTATCGTACCATTCGCAAAGCTCAAAATACAGCAAAGCTATTGGACAAGTTTGAACAAAATAACCATCAAGTATTCGAAGGTATCGTATGGGACCAAAAAGTCTATTTGAAAGAACTTGGACTCATGATTCCTTTTCAAAATGAATTGAAAGAATACACACGTCATTCCTTTCAGATTTACGTATTCCACGATGAAGCACGCCTCCGAAGAAAGATTCGTATTCAAAAGGTAGAATAAATTATTTGTTGTTTTAATTTCTATAGATAGAATGTATAATGAGTTTTTTTCCGGTACACTCAGGGTTTGACTGGGGTCATCACGGATACGACCACGGATACGGACACGGAAATATTGTGAATAACTTGGTTGTTCGGGTGGACGACGATAGGTATGGTAGATATTACGATGGCCCTTATTGGGGTGGTCGTTGTAGGCGTCACCGGAGTCGGTGTCGGAGTCGGGATAGTGACTCTAGTCGTAGTAGCCGCAGCAGCCGTGGCTCTAGACGAAGCTAAAGATACAATGAATCATGTGTACAAATAAATTTCATCAGTTTGTCAGTTCCTTCGCGTAATTTTTCACGAAAATCCAAACGCTCTATTCGGTCTAACTCTTTTGCAACATTGACCATCTTGAGACAACATTTTATAAAGTCACCTATAAAGATACCTTTTTTTAGTTTAACTTCTTGCAAAAGTAACAAACTACTATGTTCATCGGTACTATTCATCCATTTTTGAATAAATTCCATCATGTCGTACTGAATGACGTCTTGTCCGGAAGAAGACAAGTCGTGATTCCATTCTTCTTGAGTATAATAATTCATTCTTTCTTGGATAAATTTACATTCCTCTTTTAAAAAAATCGGAGACAAATTTTTAGAATTTTCATTTACTTTTATTTCACAGAAGCAACTTAGTAGGGTAAAAAAATCCATGGTAGAATATTCTTTGAAAAAGTCGTATTTTACAAGTAGTTCGGTAAACACCAGAGGATGTATCTCGTGTAAATGTTCAGCGATTTCCCTTTTTGGAGATTCTTTAAAGCCATTTTTAGAAAGTATATCTTCCAAGACATGAATTTGTCGGTCAATGTAACCGAGAGCATAGTTTTTTCGTTCTGTCTCCACCTTTATTTTTTGCATACACTCTAAACTTTTGTCATATTTTTCAAGTTCCTGAAACAATTCAAGACTTTCGTATTGTTTCATCTTGTGGGTGATTTCGTGAATCTTTTTTTTACTTGTAAAAGGCATCATCTGATTGTTTCTCAACTCTACGTAATCACGGATTAGGTTCATATCATAGAACAAAGAATCATGCTCTTCTGTTAGTTTCGTGATGACTTCATTAGAACTGTTAATTTGATGTTCAATATCAGTCATCATCAGACTTTTTTTCACGTAATCATGATTCAACGATTGCAGAACGAGAGAATAGCCGATTTTAAATTTAGATTTCAACACCTTTGGAGGTGAATGCAACAATTGTTTCATAGAAGCATAATCCAAAGGCTCGTACAAATTAGTCAATAGAATCACGTGACCGACAGTATCTATATTTCGTCTACCTGCACGACCCGACATTTGAATGAATTCATGTGGATACAAGGTACGCAAGGAGTTACCGTCATGTTTATAAATACTGGTAAAACACACAGTCTTCGTAGGCATGTTTAATCCAATCGCAAAGGTTTCCGTCGCAAATAGCACCTTGATATATTTTTGGTCATACAGAATTTCAATCATTTCGCGGAAGACAGGAAGCATGCCTGCATGATGAACACCAATTCCTTTATGAAGCAAATCTAGATAAAACTGATATTCGGGCAAGGCAATGTATTCTTTCCAGTTCTTCAATCTAGAGACAAGTAGCTGTCTACACACTGGTTCTATTTCATAATCTTTTTCTCCGGCTTCAAACAAGGGAGTTGTGATATCCCTCGCCAGCTCCTCTACTTGTCTCCGTGAGAAAACAAAACAGAGACAAGGAAACAATTCTTTTTGTCGTAGTTGAATAAACAACTGATTGAGCACTTGTTTCCGATGGGTCGGTTCTTTGAGTAGTTTCAAACATTTTTTATTCTGAACCATAGAATCATCCGTGAGTGGGTCAAGGAGGTTCTGTTTAGATTCAAGAAGTCGTTTTAACACAGGGTCTTTGGTGTTCTCTATGACTTTAGGATTAGCTGTAAAAAATTGAGAATAGATAAGGGGTACTACGCGTTTGTCTGTAGAACAAATGACGACCTTTCGTTCTTTAATGCGTTCAATCCAAGAAGCAAATTGTTCTTTTTTTCCAATGGTAGCAGACAACATCACCATCTGGATAGAGGAAGGGAGTAGAATGATACTTTTCTCCCATACGGTTCCTCTATCTTCATCGTCTAAATAATGAACTTCATCAAAAATCACACATCCTACATTATCCATGCTAAAGTCAAGATGGCTTGCCGTAGGATGGATAAGTTTATTTTGCAGGATTTCAGTCGTCATAATCAACACATTGGCGGAAGGATTATGTTTATTGTCTCCGGTAAAAATACCGACCTCTAATTGACTGAATTTCTTGGTGAATTCATGAAATTTTTGATTACTCAAGGCTTTAATGGGTGCCGTATAAATGACACTTTTTCCTAAACTCGTAAAGTGTTCAATCGCCTTTTCAGCGGGTAATGTTTTCCCGGAGCCAGTGTGGGCCGTGATGAGTACATGATATCCATTTTGGATAGCATGTATCGCTTCTTTTTGAAAATCACTTAGAATCATCTTTGCTATAGTATATTAGAAGTAACCTTTAAATGTTAATAGGAGGTAAATATCAAGTCATAAAAGAGCTTACTAAAACCACACTGTCTATCGTGTATGAATGCGAACATGTAATCAAAAAAGAAAAGGTTGTCGTCAAAGTAGAGAAACAGAAAAAGTTATTACAGAAAGAAGCCGAGCTCTATCTCTATTTAAAATCTTCCAAATCACGAGTACGTATTCCCAATTTAAAGGGAATGGGAACGCACGAAGATTCTAGTTATTTGGTACTCACCCATCTGAAAGAAAACCTCTTCACTTACTCCGGGAAGATTCCTTACCTTATTTTTTTCAAGGAGCTTTATTATTTGCATGAAGTAAATATATTACACCGAGACATCAAGCCTCAAAATTTCTTGATTGGATTCAAAAACGAATTATTCATGATAGACTTTGGACTTGCATGTGTTCAAACACACAAGCCCATGAAATCGTTTATTGGAAACAAACGATATGCAAGCTTTGTATGTTTTGAAACAGAATATATTTATCAATTCAAAGACGATGTCATTTCTCTTATTTATATGTTATTAGATTTAACATTTGGTTATTTGCCCTGGGACAAAGAAGAAAAACCACGTAAAGAATATAATATGAGTCAATACTATCCTAGTCATGTTTTATTAAATCTATATGAGATTTGTCTCGGAGAGTTTTCCTATCATGACTTGTTTCAAAGTCTAAGTAGAGGAGTAGATGGTAGTCAAACGGAGAGTGAAAGAAAAGTCGCTGCGATTTAAGTCTACTAATCTAGAGAATTCATCCACGAGTCTAATGTGTATTTTGGTAATATTCACAGGACCATAATAATAACGTGGTTCTGCATATACGCTGTAATCGTTCTGAGATTGAATACTGAAAGCGGGTGCCTTTAATGAAATACGAGCCATAATGTTGTCAGGTAACAACCCGTAACTAGATGTACTAATAAAGTTCACGTTGTTACTTTTGTTGAAATCGTCCACAATCAAAAAAAGATAACGTGGTCCTAATACATTCAAGATAGAATCACTGACATGATAGAGAACCGTTCCATTTTCTTTTCCATAATATCCTTCTCTAAATCCAAGCATCCATCCAAATCGTTGGTCTATAGGAACTACGCTTTTTGTGTAATAAAGACGTTTTAGGGCTGGTTCTAAAATACGAGTAGAATTCGTGAAATTAGGTATCGCAGGAGCTTCAAAATTTAAATCTACTTTGACTATTTCTTGTGTCAAGTTTAGTGAAATGTCTGTTCCTGCGAATATACCCATAGATACTTTGCCTGTACCATTACCAACACCACCTAAGTTATTGTAATTCAAATCAAAAGACATGGAAAGAGGTAATGGGTCAAATAAATATCCTTCAATATCGCTTGTACTCGTAGTTTTAAAGGTGGTATTGATATAGGTCACCAAATTATCAAAATAATAGTTACCTTCTTTTATCCACATATAAAACAAGTTCGGCGTATTTGTCTCTAACTGCGCTTGAGTATAGGTTGCATACCAAAAATAGTTATTCAATTTTGCAGGTGTAATTGGATAAAACGTAGAAGGTAACTCTAAATCACATAACTTTACCTCAATGACATTATTGACAGAATAGGGTAAATCTATCAAATAATCGGTAGCAGAAGTTGCAGCATAGTTTTTACGAAACCGACTGTCAATGTTCAATAACTTTGTCACGGTTTTACGATTGATTGGATTTCCAGAACCACTGTTACTATCGTATAAAGAATCACTACCCGCCGCAGATTTCATTTTCGTAAGTGGATTGTACGATTTATCATAACTGAGTAATAGCTGTTGAGTAGACGTCAAGGAACCTTCGTCTTTATTCCCAAGTAATTCCGCCTTTACGTCCTTAAAAAAATCAGCAATACCGTGACGGTTTGCCTTTGTAAATTGGTCTATGTATTTATCGGTTCTTTGTGTGATAAGGTTTTTAATAGAGACAAGGTCACTGGTTTCTGTGATTTTAATGTCTAACAATGAAAAAAGTTCTTCCAATTTATAGGTACTAATATCTGTATTAAATTTCAAATCTTCCATATATATAATTGTATAATGCTTTTTTATATAAAAAAGATTTCATAATCTATTTCAATGAATTACCCCGAAAAAATAAAAGAAAAAATAAACAACTTGTTAAAACACACGTCCCAACAAGATAATCAACAACTCTATTTACAACTTTGTCATTATGAGTCTGCAACCAATATTCAATCTATTGTACAAAGTTTTTTTTCAGAACACACTCTTTATTATATTCAAACAAGTGATTTGTATGTTTTTTATAAGAGACATCAGTATACGGTATTGACAGAGAATGATATTCTTCATTTGATATTTAACAACCTTAACATCTATCCTCTACATACTGCATTGAAACAACAGATAAAACAAAAAATCCATAAAAAAATAAAAGAAACCAGTATTTTCAATACCATCCCAGATTCCATCACGTTACAAAATGTGATTTCTTTTCTACATCCTTTGTTGTTTTCTACCAAAAATGGGTCTAAATATTTTATGACGATTTTAGGTGATATTATTATGAAAAAAACAAATTTGTATTATTTTTTAGACCATTCCATGAAACCGTTTATTCAAATATTACAGAAAACCATTTCCGTGTATTTTTGTTCCAATCAGCTTGCTCAATTTAAGTTTAAATTTTGTGAACATCCTCCTGCATTGTCTCGTCTCATCAAAACGACTCATGTCAATATCAATTATTTAAAATGCGACGAACCTTTTTATGTAAACTTGATTTGTTGTTCCATACATTATTCCAACCGGTTTAATAATGGAGACTCTTTCCTAGAAGATGTTACCAATCAGTCCTTGAGACAAGAAGTCCTTTGGATAAAAGAAACTAAACGTGAGGATGTTCTTGCAGATTTTATAGAAACCTATATTCAACCAAGTGAATATTCTATTCATGAAAATGACATGATATTCCTATGGAAACAATATCTCAAACAAAAAAATTGCATTCATCTGCTCCATAAAAATATACAAGATGACTTGTCCAAAGTCATCGCTTATAATCGTCCTTATTTTATAAACATTACCAGTATGAAATTGCCTTTCGTACAGAAATTTAATTCTTTTTGGCGAAAATACATGTATGAAGATACAACAGAGAAGTATTTAGAACTGACTGAAATCTTATCGTTATTCATTGAAATGTATCCGAAATACCATGACATGACAGAACAAAAAATAAAGGATATTCTTCAATATTATTATCCGGCACTTTTTATCTTAGAAAATAGGTATATCCATCACATGGGTTGTTTATTATGGAACAAAAAGGAAGAATTGAATATCTTTTTCAAAAATACACATCACGAAGAAGACTTATACCGAGCCTACACAGAATCTACGACGAAACGTAAAGTCAGTAAACAATATTTTACAATGTATCAGGAATCTGTATGAAACACTTGGACTCTTTCGTAGATGCAGCGGATTTACCTTTTGCAGGTTTTTTGAAAGGAATAACATGTCTATCTTCTAAATAACACATCATATTTTCATATTCTTGAACCACATAGGCTTTGCTAAGATAATATTTCTTTCGTTTTTGGTATTGACTTTCAAAGACATTTGTCTCATCAACAAAATCAATGACCACGGGTTTATGGTCTTTGCTCCGAAGAATACGACCCACGCTTTGACAGACATCGGATTTGGGGGTCGCCAAATAAAGGGTGGTCAATGTCTTAATGTCTAGACCTTCCGAAGCCATGGCGTAGGTACCCAAGATAATCCGTTTGGATTCACTCTCCTTGAGATGTTCCTCTTTCATGCCTCCCAAGTAATATCCCACACTAGGTTCAAACTGTGAAATCTTTTCATATAAATCATGTATCATACATTTGGTATGAGACAAAATCATGATTTGCTGGTTGGGTTGAAGTTCAAGTTCTCGTTTCAATACTCTTACCATTTGTTCATTTCTATCTTTGTCGTTTAATTTAGAAATGAGACACGAATAAAGAGGTTGTCCTTTGAAATCAGTCTTTACATGTTCAAATAGGTCTTCATTTTGAAAATGAATACTCTTGATGAGGACTTCTGTTTCAATGTCCGACTTTTCTTTGTGTACTACCGGACCAATAAAATACTTAAATACCTTGCTAAGACCATCTTTCCGTGTCATCGTCCCACTCAATCCTAAATTATAAGGTGTCACAATTTGAATCATGACATTAGAAAATACTTCTGCACTCAAATGATGACATTCATCAAAGACACATAGTCCAAATGTCTCCCATAATTCAGAAGGATAAGGTTTGTTAGACAAGGATTGAAGCATGCCCAATACAATGTCTTTCCCTTCCGCGTCAATTACATCCCCTTGTATTCTACCCACTTTTGCATTAGGAAGAAAAGTTTGAATGCGTTCTATCCATTGATTCATAAGAAACGTCTTGTGCACAATAACAAGCGTTTTCTTTTTGAGTTGACTGATAATATGTAAAGCCATGACGGTTTTCCCCTTTCCGGGTTCTACATCCAATAATCCACCGCCATGTTCTTTTGCAGCCTTTGTAAATTTAAGCGTAATATCCTTTTGATAATCAAACAACTTACCTTGAAAGGTTACATCAATATCTTTTCCACGAGACACCTTAGATTCAACTTCACCGAACTCTTCTACACCATAATAACGAGGAATGTAAATCTTTGTTTCAGATTCACGGTAAATAGGATAAGACACCTCGTTGTTATGAGTGGAATAGGGTTTTACGGTCAAATCTTGACGTATTTTTTTGAGTTGTAGGGAAGAAAGTTCAGATTTGAACAGAGTATATCCTTTTTTTCCAAGATAACTCATTACAATTATATTAAATTATACTCTTTATATTTTTCTATAGATATATAATAATGCAAATAACAACTGTCATGATGTTTGAGAATATACTTGGTCTAATCTTAGCAGTATTCATCATTTTTAAGATATTGCCGAATACATCCGTGTCAAGGGAACTGAACAATCCTGTATACGTAATCCTTTTTTTGGTTTTTTTGGTGGTTCTCTTTCTTACCTTAAATCCAATCGTAGGTATACTTTTCCTTATTTATGGGTATCAACTGTTGATGAATGGTCGCAGCGACCCTACGTATAAACGAAACGAAGAAATACGTAAAATGAACCCAACGCAAAAAGCGCTTGAATTAGAGGAAGCCATTATTGAAAGTTCTAATTTCACCCGTATCAAAAACAAAGACGAAGACCAAGAAACCCGTGTAAAACCAATCTTAGAAAAGGTCAAGGTTTAATAGTTAAGGTCTCGCTTTAACAGGGACAGACCCATTTAAACTCGTGGGTATTGGAATAGGGAATGGAAGGGCCGGCATTTTTAGACCAGTTGCAAAAATATAGATATAATAAATACCATACACGATGAGCGTAAGAATCACAAAATAAGCAATGTAGAATATAAACTGTTTAAATTTGCTTGTGTATTTGGGGTCCACTTTTAGATATTTTTTTTTATTCTGCTCCAATAAATCTACGGGCACACAGTCAATATAAATATTATCTTCAAAATCATTTGTCATACTGGAATGTTCTTTCGCAACGGTAGATGATTTGTAATTCATAATTTGAGCAAGAGACGAATACTCGTCTGTATTCGCAGGAACTTTCAAGGCGGATGTATACCCCAGAGAAGTTTCGTTAAAATAGACATTATGGTATACCGTTCCATTGTTGTCGCTGTGTTTAAAATACGTATAAAGGTCTTTCTCCAACGAGGCTGATGGTATATACGCATTCAAGTCTAAACCGTTCTCAATTCTTGTATTTGGAACTGTACTCATGATAGCGGTTTCTAAGTTAATAAATAAATTATTGGTGTCAGCAGTCTCTTTCATAGGTAAATATATCATGAGTCGTTCCTTGTTCACGTGTTCAACAGAATAACCTTCTATGACAAAGGCTTTGGCTGTGACTACATCTTTTTCATGCGGATATAGGTCTGTAATGTAACAGTTATTTAAAGTAAAGAGTACAGTATTCGCATCTATGGATATAGAAATACTAGGGTTAGACGTTTTTCCTTCTAAATTTAATTTTAAAGCCTTAATCTTATAGTCTTGTACATACGGCAACTGACTGTTGAGCGCCTCAACGGATAGAATCTTTTCAAAGCTATAAGATAAATGCAAAGAACTATTCTTCACAATATCTGTTTTACCAAAAGATACGGGAAGATTTGACATAATACATATTCATCATACTATTTTTTTATGATTCCTATTTAATGAGTCGGGCAGATTATTATTTTATGACAAATCTACATTTAATGTTTGACAAAAATACATTGAACCTCCTAAGTGAACGAGAGGGTTCTACTTTATATGGAGCCTACGAACAAAAAGTTTGGGTTGAAAAAGAACATATAAAGCCTGAAGCTACAGATGCAGTAGACGAAGAAACGTCGCGTATAAATACACTGATAAATATGCTATACCAGTTATTCAAACGATTTGGAGGTGGAGGTGGAGATATGTCTATAGAAAGATTGAAAGATATCCTACGTGGAAAGGTAAAACAGATTAAGCCTCGTTTTTAGAGAAAGTAGAGGATATTTTGTTTATATTATTGATAATTTTATTAATTTCAGTTATATCAATACTATTCAGCATCGTCAGTGAGGATAAGACTTCAGGACTCACTGTTTTTACTTTATCAAAAATCTTTTGAAGTTTCTCCGTTTGTTCGTCTACATCTTCTAATACGGTTCCTTCTGTAGGGTCTTCTGTACTAGCACTACTCGTACTCGTAGTTTTACTCGCAGTAGCACTAGTAGCACTAACAGTACTCGTACTTGTATCCGTATCTTCTATAGTTTGCATGGTATTTTCTACCTCTTCATTTTCATATATATCTACTCCCGATATATCTACACCAGATATGTCGTCAAACGTAACAGACTTACTAAATCCTTCTTTGTATGCTTTCGTTGTTTTGCGTTGTATGATGTGCAATAAATCCACAAATACGAGAGTGATAGCTAATACCACAATCATGTTTGGAATAACTAAATAGACAAATATGGCTGCTAAGCAGAAAATAAAGACACTCTGAAAATCTTTCAACATCATAAAATAACCTAAATGAACAAGCGTAGTAAAAAACAAAAAATATAACAGAGGCACGCTTTCAAGAACACAATTCATAGAGGATTTCCTTTTCATTATATAAATACAATACAATAAAAAAACAGACTCACAATATGTCTTAAGTACTATTCTCAAAAAGTCGTATTGTATTTATTATCGTTGATGACACTGTTGTAAACCGTATCGTATTTTTTTGCACCTAGTCCCATTTCTTTCACTTTTGACATCTCCGTCATAGCTGTACTCATACCCGGTGATGTAATAAACGTATTCTCAGAAAGAGTATTTGCATACACACTTTTATAATTGTTCGGTTTAGTAGTCGTAACAGGAACAGGTGTGGAAGAGGTCGTGGGAGCCAACGTAATATAATGATTCGTGGAAAGCACGCTATCATACATATCCATGTATTTCACTTCTAATGGTTTTAATGTGATAAATGGAGAAGCAGTCGCAACGGGAGACAAAGACGCATCCGTTAACATCGCTACATCATGTAAATCACATAGATTCAATGACCCACTAAACGATTCACGATTATTCGTAAAAAACAAACTGTCTACAATGACCATTGTAACTATCACAATCATAAAGAATATACCTGGAAATAAATAAAAAGAACATTGTTTGAGAGCAAATTTCTTTTTCATTATACACATAGAAAATATATTAGGCTTATCCTAAAATAAAATTGACGGAGATTCTATAAGTAATTGTCATGCATAAATTGTCATGGAGATTGCAATTGCTGAGCCCTATTTCTACCTGACGCATGGAGGTGAGCGAAGTATTCCACACTACATGGTAGTGTATAGCTACAGTGTGGATGAATTCTATGACAATAGTTGGCAAGATGAATACAAAGTCGCCTTTAGACATATCCGACGGGAAGCACATCGCCTTCCACATGACGTGATCCGAAACTACAAGTACCATTTAGACAAACATGTCCAATTACAACTGGTTGAAATCTATGAAGATTCTAGACAGAGACAATTGTGTGTTTTGCATACCTATAAGTTAAATATATTCAAACGTTTATGGCGAAAGCGACGGGCATTGAGACGTCAGCTATAAAGTTTCAAAAGTTCCATCTGTTTTTTTATTTCTTGTATTTCACCCTCCTCTGTAAGGGTTTCACACAAGGACTCCAAATACTTCTGTAAAATTTCTATTTTATCACATCCGTATTTTTTGTAATAATTTTGAAGATTCTTTAGACACTTTTTACGTTCTTCTTCTAAACACATTTCTATTTCTTCTGAATCCATGTCTATATAATTCTCATTAAATATTTATATAAAAATATAGACGTATAATACGTAGAATGTCCAAGACGAATCAGGAACCGCTTCTCCAAGAGGATAACAGATACGTGATGTTTCCAGTGTCAGACCAGACCATATGGAAAATGTACAAAAAACAGATAGACTGTTTTTGGAGACCTGAGGAAATTGATACGTCTAAGGACATGACTCATTGGGATAAAATGACAACCGATGAACGATATTATATCAAAATGATTCTTGCTTTTTTTGCAGCAAGTGATGGAATTGTTTTGGAAAATTTAGGAGTTCGTTTTATGAACGAAGTTCAGTTGCCCGAAGCCAAAGCCTTTTATGGGTTTCAAATCGCCATGGAAAATATTCATTCAGAGACCTACAGTATTTTAATAGACAGTTACATCAAAGACAACGAAGAAAAAGACAAATTGTTTAACGCCATTACAAACTTCCCATGCATTGAGAAAAAGGCGAAGTGGGCTCTCAAATGGATTCAGGACAAGCGAAGTTCTTTTGCATCACGACTCATTGCATTCGCCTGCGTAGAGGGTATCTTTTTTTCAGGAGCCTTTTGTTCCATTTATTGGTTAAAGAAGCGCGGACTCATGCCTGGACTTACCTTTTCCAATGAACTTATCTCTCGGGATGAAGCTTTGCATACCGAGTTTGCAGTGTATTTATACAATAAGTTAGAGAAGAAATTGTCTCGTAAAAAAATACAAGAAATCATTCAGTCAGCGGTGACAATTGAGAAAGAGTTTATTACCGAAGCCTTGCCGTGCAGGCTCATCGGAATGAATTCCGATTTGATGAATCAATATATTGAATTTGTAGCAGATAGATTGTCTCTGCAACTAGGCTGTGACGAAATTTACCACGCCAAAAACCCGTTTGATTTCATGGAAATGATTAGCTTGGAACAAAAGACCAATTTCTTTGAATCCCGTGTCTCGGAATACTCGCTTGCCGAAAAGTCAGGCAGGGAGGATGCATTTGAATCAGATTGTGTTGAATTTTAATCTATACATTCTATAGATGTGTGATGTGTTCGCAAAGACATTTATAGAATGTATGAAAAAACCAATCTATCAAATCAAAGAAAAAGACAAAGACAAATGTAAAAAAGAATTTGAAAGATGGGATGTATGTTACCAACAGATGTATCCTTCATTCAAACTGAACGAACTTACGGAAGAAGCTATCAAGAGTAAGAACTTCACTATAAATAGTTTGTAACGTAGGTGATGGGGTAAATCATGGATTTTAATTATATTGTATATAATAATATGTCGGTAATGATAAAAGGAATAGACATGGTAACTATGATTGCAGATGGTAGCTATGAGACAACAAGAACCATCAATTCTATTTCAGGATTACCTTCCGGAAAAGATATGGAAATAGAATGGACCACACCAAGCCCATTTGGGATTCTTGATAAAGATGGAATTGATATTTGTATGTACTATACTGCTTATTATATAGATTACAATATGAATAATTCTGAGGATAGACGAGTAACGATTCCTTCTGGAGTAAAAAAAATAAAAATAGTGGGGATTACTGGAGGAACAAGTGGGTCAGGTATAATAAATAAAAGTCTAATACTTTTAAGCGAGGAGGAGGAAAAAAATTATAAAGAAAAATGGGTCCAGGGTTCTACTGTAAATGGGGTATTTAAAAGTTCACTCAACATGCCTGTTGTCCGGGAACAAAGTGATACCCCCCGATATTATGTTATGAACAAAACCAGGTTTCCAATAAATCGTTATGCATATCTTCCTGTTACAGATGGTGAAGATGGAAGAAACGGAGAAATAATGTATAAAGAAATAGAACTGGACCCAGAGTTTATCACAATTATAGATTTAAGTTATACTGGCGAATCCAAATACAAATATATTCAGTCATGGAATGATAGAGAAGGATACACAACGAATACAGGTTATGATATTGTACTAAAGTCCGTTAGAAATAACGTAGACAAATATATAACAGACCCGATTCTTCACGGCATAACTATGACAGTTCAAACATATGAAAAAAATAGTAAGGGACAAATAAACAACCAGAAAAGGGTATCTTATCTACAAATACAAAAGGATTGGGAAAAGTCTGAAGGTCTTGATGAGCAAGTTCCGTCCATAATAGAATCTATAAAAACTACAGATGCTATAAGGGGAAGAGGGGTTGGAGGCAAAGGAGCAAAATTTATTGGACCAGAACCAAAAAATTATACAGAGATTACTGCAGGTACAGCTGGAAATGTACGTGTATATTTTTTTTGGTAATACATCCAATTAATATATATAGAATGATAATTATATAAAAAATTAAAAAGAATGTCTCTAATGACCGTCAACGTAGACAACCATGTATTGTTGATTAAAACGGTTCAGATTGCACCATTTCGTACACTAATTACGGCATTGAAAGATATCTTGATTGAGTCCAACATAACCTTCCAAAAGGATGGTATGCGAATTATCAACATGGACAAGTCCCATACCATCTTGGTTCATTTACATTTGTTGAGTGAAAATTTTGAATTTTACGAATGTAATCGTGAAAAAATTATTGTAGGGGTAAATATGTTTCATTTGTTCAAGCTGAT